AATCTTTAGGTGGTTGGGAAGAAGGTTTTTTCATTACTAAAACCGGGTTTATTGGTCAGGCACTTGGTATGGGACAAAATGTGAGAGGGTTAAGAGTAAATGCTCAACGTCCAAATTATATTGTGCCAGATGACACGGAAACCAAAGACACTATAAAAAATGAAAAACGGCAAGAAGAAAATGCCGACTGGATTGAATCAGATTTAATCCCTACAATGGATGGTGACACTAGACGATGGGTGTATTCAAATAATGCTCCATATCCTATCATGGTTTCTAAAAAGCTTCAGGAAAGACATCCTAAATGGAAAGTCCATTCAGTCAAAGCTTATGATCCAACTACATACGAACCACGCTGGAAAGCCAAATATCATAAAGATTATTACCGAGAATTAGAAGCCGAAATAGGTATTCTTGCCGCTTTAGCTGAATATAATAATGAGCCACATGTTGAAGGTAAAATTTTCAAACGTGAGCAAATACAATGGGCTGAATTACCAAGACGAAATTCACTTGAAATAATCGTTGGCCATTGGGATGTGGCTTATGCAGGAACCCAAACAGCCGACTATAATGCAGTTAGAATATGGGGATTGAAAAACAAGCAATTTTGGTATATCACATCTTTTGTTAAAAAAACAAAAATGAGAGCTGCACTTGAGTTTATGGCGGACTATCAAAAAAGTCTGCCAAAAACAGTTAGAGTGCATTGGCAATTTGAAGCGCAATTTTGGAATGACGAAGTAGAACGAACAATTAAAGAAGTTGAGAAAGATTTTGGAATCACTTTAAACCTAATCAAAGTGATTACTCCAAAAGTTAAGAAATATGACAGAATGCTATCCATGCAACCATATTATCAAAATGGGAGGGTATGGTATAATATAGCTATGAAATCGCATAATGACACTCAGGTAGGTTTGGCGCAATTATTTGGGATTGAACCCGGGTATAAAGGACATGATGATGCACCGGATGGTGATGAGCGATGTTTTGAGTTTTTGGATAGACACATTCATGTAGAATCCTATTCTGAACCTATTTATGGAACTGTTGAATTAAAACACGGGTACTAATGGTATATCTAACTAATGACGATTTAATATCACAAATTTTTGAAGAATTTATTGATGATAGCGAACAAGAAGATCTCGATATTCTAACACGTTTAGAAAGTCAATCAATCGCTATCATTAAAAGTAAACTCCGGGAACGATATGATACAGAGTCCATTTTTGCTCAAAGAGATGAAGAAAGAGATCCATTAATTATTGGTGTCCTTACAGCTTTAGTGAATTATAAATTAATTCGAAGGAATGCCGTTCGGAAAATACCGGAAGACTTTAAAACTGAATACAAAAATGCCATGAATTGGCTGAATGATGTTAGAGACGGAATAGAAAGGCCAGATTTACCACTATTGGATAGTGAAGAGCATCAAGAGCTTTATTATGGTGATTCAATAAATAATAACTGGAGAGAATTTTAAAACATGGCAGCAAGAATAGGACGCTCATATTATAATAGACCAAGTAATATCATTTTACCAAAAAGTGAAAATCTTGCAAAACAATCTATTAAGAGTTGGCTTCAAGCTGTGGAGGCAGCTTCTGATGCTGAAGAACCAAATTTTTTAGAATTAAAGGAAGTATACAATAGTATATTATTAGATCTTCATTTAGAGTCAATCATTGAAACTAGAATTCTAAAAATACTCCAAGCAAAATTTTGCATTAAAAATAGTGATCGAGTAGAAACACCTGAGCTTGTTGAATTATTTGAAAAACCGTGGTTTGGTGAATTTCTAAAAGAGGCTATGAAATCCAAATTTAGTGGTCGGAGAGTTTTAGAACTTTGGGAATTAGATGAGGAAATGCACTTGCAAGAAGTCGGGTTTATTCCGGAGGAAAATTGTAATTTCTTAAAAGGTTTCTTTACTAAAGAAGTTGGAGACAACAAAGGGGTTTCATATAGAGAAGGTGCATATAGAGATTATTATATACAAGTTGGTAAAAATAGAGATTTAGGAATGCTTAAATCGATTGCACCAGCTGCAATTTCAAAACGATTTGCAATCTCAGCATGGTTGGAGTTATGTGAAAAATATGGAATTCCAAATCGATACGTAACTACTAATAGTTATTCAGATACAAGACACAAACAATTAGCAGAAATGCTTGCTAAAATGGTAAATAGCCATTATGCAGTATTACAAGGTGATGAGACAATTAATACGCTCAACGGGATTACTGGAGATCCTACTGCTATTTTTGAAAAGTTGAAAAATACTTATAACTATGAAATGTCTAAAAAAGTGCTTGGACATGATAGTGCTGCTGACGGAAAAGACTCGAAAGGGACTTATGGAAGCATGGAAATATTGCAAGAGGTATCCGATATTCGCCATGAAGCTGATAAAACTTTCATTAAAGATCTGATCAACAAAGAGCTTATTCCAAGACTTATCAAATTAAGTCCTGTATATGCTCCATTAGCAAACCACAAATTTGATTGGGATGAATTTAAAGAATTAAGTTCCGGTCAACTTATTGATGCTGTTGGTAAGTTATCTACTTCTGGTTATGTAGTGGATCCACAACATATTTCTGAAAAAACTGGCATACCAATTATTGGATTAAAAGAAGCTACTGCACCACCTGAAGAAAAAGGTGAAAAAAAAAAGTCTGATTTAACCGCTTTACATACTGGTATTTTTGCATACTATGGAAATAAAACAAGTAACATTATTATAGATGCAAATACCAACTTACTAAAGAGGGATTTTACTGATTTTGCCAGATCTATTTATTACGATAACAATGCTGTTAAAATACCATTTAAACTATGTTTAAATCTAGCTTCAATACTTGAAAGTGCACTTTCCAAAGAGTTGAAAATAAAAGCTATTGGATCAGGAATTGAAAATGCATTTTACGCTCATCTACGAAACAATATATATTTCTTTTCAGCCGCTAAGACTTTTGCTCAATACGAGGAATTAAGTAGTTTATTGATTGATGAAAAAGGCAAAAGAAAAAATTGGCAGAACTTTAAAGATGATGCTCTAAAAATTCATGAGAAATATAATGTTAATTATTTAAAAGCCGAATACAACAATACTGGTCGAACTGCTATAATGGCTGGTAAATGGCAGCAATTTGAGCGATTAAAAGATGCGTATGATTTACAATTTGATACAGCTGGTGATAGTAAGGTAAGACCACATCATGCATCTTTACACGGTATTACTCTCCCTGTTGATCATCCGTTTTGGGATACTCACTACCCTCCATTGGATTGGAACTGTAGATGTACCATTAGACAGGTGGCTAAAGGAACATCTGTCACACAAAACAAGCAATTACAGAACGTGGAGCAACCACCCGAAGCTTTTCAATTTAATGCTGGAAAGCAAAAAAGGATTTTCCACAATAAACATCCATACATAAAGCATATCAGCAAAGAAATAAAACGCGAATTACAAGCTGTGAAAGATTATGGATTACCAACTGTAAATACAATTTATGCTCGTGGTAAAAACATTGGGAAGACTATAAAAGAAGCTACTCCTGAAGAAGCAAAAAATTGGTGGAATGGAATTCAAAAAAATGGAACAGCAAGTTTAAACTCCAAAATAGGAAATATTAAACATGAAACTATATTGAGTAATGAAGTGTTTGAAAAAATCCATAAAAAGAATTTTAACTTCATAAAATCATTACCGGGAACCTTATCAAATGCAAATGAAGTTTTTCATCTATCCGTAAAAAAGGAAACCATACGATTCATCAAATATTTTGAAAATAAAAAACTGGTTGCCGATGTGGAGCTGAAAGATGGAAAACTATTAATCAATGACTTTTTTGAAATAGTTGATGAAGTCAAAACAAGAAGTGGAGCTCTGCTACATACTAAATAAAAAAAATGCCTAAAAACAGAAGATTAGAATTTCCAGATCTCGATAAGCTTGGATGGGATATTGATGCTTTTTTAAAAGTGTTGCCTGATATATGTGGAGTAACGGCAATTAATTTTTTTCAAGATAGGTTTGCACAAAAAGGCTGGATTGATGGAGCTGGATTAGAAGCATGGGAGAAACGCAAACAACCAGGGAATGGATCTTTACTTCTTAAAACCTCCAATCTAAAGGACAGCTTTGAATACGAAAGCAGTCGTAAATGGGTAGAAGTAACCAACTTTGCACCTTATTCAAGTATTCATAATGAAGGAGGTGTACTTGAAATAAGAATTACCAAAAAGAGTAGGAAGTTCTTTTGGTATATGTACCACAAAACAGGAGATGGCAAGTGGAAAGGAATGGCACTTACTAAAAAAACAAGTTTGAAAATTTTCATTCCTAAAAGACAATTTATGGGACATAGTAATTTACTAATGAAGCGAATTGATATGTCCTTCAGAAAACGAATTGATCAACTCATGAAAAGGCATATGAAATGAAAAGTTTAGAAAATCTATATTTAGAGCATGAAGGAATGATTACCAATAATCTTCCAGACATCAAACATGTTGATCTTTGGAAAGAACAAGTTTCCTTTTTAGCCGATGAGCTGCCTTTTAAGTCTCCTGCCATATTTTTAAGCTATAGAATACTGGATACAATAGATGCTGCTGGAAACGGACAAATATTAACACTTGGGATTGATATATATTATTATTATGAGACCTTATCTAATACGCATCGATCAAGTAAAAACCAAAATAAGGCTTTAGGATTTTTAGATATGATTTCAAAAATTCATGCTTTGTTTCATGGTACCGATGGTGAAAATTACAGTGAAATGCGTAGAGCTGGTATGTCTCCAGTAGAAACTGGTACCAGTAATTTATTATATGTTCAAAAATTTCAATGCACAGCTGACGATGATTCGGCTATGACTATTTTTGAAGAAACAAGTGTAAATGAAATTGATATTACAAAATCTATAGATGTTGAACCGGATGAGGAAGAAGATTATATTGAAGTAAGATAAAAAAAGGCTCCTAAAGTTATTAGGAGCCTTTTTTTTCGTGGTATCTACCTATACAGGTAGTTTTCTATTGTTTTAGGCCGAAGATCAAAAAATTCGGCTGTTTTCGCTATACAGTAAGCAGCTGTATACTTTTTATATCCAAGCTCCTTAACGCTGTCTAATCGATTGTAGTAATCGATTATTTTTTGCTTACGGCGTTCTTGTAATTCTGGATTCCTTGGCATAGATCAAAGATAACTCTTGTGATTGAATTTCAAAAATGTTGATGCATTTTTTACAGGGAAACCCTTTGCTACTATACTATTAGAACGAATAAGATTTAAAAAGTAGTATATGGACTAATAATCCATGTCTGAAAATCGTCTAATAATTCCAATCGTATATCAACTTCTTTTGTCTGGATTTCTTCTGTTGACTTGGTATAAGTAATATGTGCTTTAACATAAGCGAGGGCTTTGCTTTCTTTTTTTGTATCAATTATTTTGAGACCTTTAATATTCATAGTCTGAAATTGAGAGGCTACTCTTTCAGGATCCTCATAAAACTCTCCATTACTTATGGTAGATAGTTTATTCCAGTTTTTATCATTAATGGATCTGTAAAAGTTTATAACATAGTTTTCTGGTGTGTGGATCCAGTCAGGATTTGGAATGGTATAAAAAGGAACCACTTCAACAGCTTGTTTATTCGTTGGCTCCGGGGTTTTATCTTCAGGGAGAATGGCCATAATTACAAAGGCAGTAATAATTAACAATACTGCTCCAATTTGTTTTTCTCTTTTATTTAATGCTTTCTTTTCCATATTATTTACTTCTATTCTAGTAAAGTTACTTATTGTAATTTATGAATGCAAATACAAAAGGTCTCCGAAAAAAAATCAGAACAGATTGTATTGGCGGTTTTGATAGTTGGTTATTAATATTTCAGTTCTTCTATTTTTAATATTTTGACGCTCTTTTAGCTTGATTATATTCAAATCATAACTCTGAGCCATCTCAATAACATCAGGAGTGTAAAATTCACTACAAGCGCAGTTAACCCCTATTTCCTTCATTATTTTAAATACCTCATTTAGATCTGAGGAATTCCATCGATCATAAGTATAATTTGCTATTGTATGTAAGTATATCGGATCAAAATAAATGAAACAAGAATCTTTAGGAGTTGAGTCTGTAAAAGTTATATTCTCAAGAAATACACGAAAATCAAAACACGATAGTTTAGCATCTTGTATCTTCTCGAATGTTTTTGGTATTGTAGAGAGTATTTGTTTTTTTGAATTATCAGCTCCAAGTCTTAAAGTATCACCTTTACCATATAATGAAAAATTTGAAAGTAATAGAAACCGAAGTGCTTTTAATATTGGATCGGTTTCTGGATTGGCTTTCCAATGTTTTAATAATGATGAATTTATTGGAAGCTTTTTTAATTCATTTTCTAATTCAACACGTTGTTTTTTTACTACTAAAAAAAGATTAAAGATATCATCATCAATATCATTCAATAAATTATATTGAGCCAGAGGTTTGTTAAAAAACATACCTCCAGCACCAAACATAGGCTCAATATAAATTTTATGAGTAGGGAAATGAGGCAAAATATAATTTGCAAGTTTACTTTTATTCCCATTGCGATTTAGTAGTGTTGTCATAACAAATTATTTGTAATATCCATTATGGATAGCTGTAATGAACAGAATAGCTGTTTCTTCATCAGGAAATGTTGCTAAATGAAAAAGTTCGTAATCAGGATCCATTTCACCAAAAACACCAATATTATTATCTCCATACGGGGCATACATAAGTTCAGAAATATGTAAAGGAAGTTTATATTGTTTTCCATTATAACTTACATATTGTTCAATAAACACTAATTTCAAGTTCAATGGACTCAGTATCCAATTAACAATTTTCAGTAAACGTTCTTTTAAAGTAAATGCACTCATGAGTATATATTAGTGGTTTAAATTCCTTTCATAGTTGTGTCAAAAAACTTTTGTTCTTCGATACAATCGATACATCTTTTATCATTACCTCGATCGCAAAATGGGCTTTCAAATTCATCATATCTATATATTTCATCACTTTGTTGAGAACAAGAGATACAAATTCCAGACTCTAAGTCTGATGCTGAGTAATTGGTTTGTGAGAACATAGTGTTATTTTTTTATTGATAGTTTTTCGTATTCACTTCCTGTAATTTCAACACAGTCTTTAGGGATTTTTATGCCCCAACTTTTATATACTTCAAACAAAACAAATGAAGGATTATTAAAGTTAATTCCAATTTCATCGAGCTTGGAGTTAAAGCCAATACACATATTTTTTTCTAGTATTGGAATGAATGGTAAGTCCATAAATTTATCACTAACAACAACTCCTGTTTTAGTGGATTTTTTGGGCATGTAACCATCATGACATTTTTTCCATGTTTTGGGGTCCGGAGATAAATTATCAGGAAAATAGACTGTTGAAAGCCCTCCATAACCCCAATATCTCATTCGCCATTGTGTAAACCCATATTCTTTAGCTAATAATACTATAGCTTTATGAGCTTGAGAAGTTTTGGATCTATATGCTTCAAATTTTTTTCCTGTTACTGATGTTCTAGGAACTTTATACGATAACGTTCTCATAAATTTGTGTTTTAAAAAAGGTTAAATAATAGTTGTTATTAGCTGAATATTACTGGTTCATTGTTCATATAAGCAGCTAACAAACCTTGAATAAATTGAAATATCCTTTCAGGAAATTTTTGTGATTTTATTAAAGCAGATGAATGTTCAAGACCATCTAATATATCTTGAAGTCCTTTAGCAACTTGCTTACATTCTTCAGGTGTTAATTCTCCATCACAATCACTGTGATTTAATAAAGGCATAATTTCATGCGGTATGCTTGAAAGCGGTAAACCACCACCAAAACCCCAACCTGCATAATCCTGTAAATTAATTCCTATTTGCCTTCCCAAGTCTTCTCTGAAAACATTGAAAGTGCTATATGAAGATTCAAAGCAATCGTGTGATATTTTAAGTGCCATATCTATTATGTTTGAGTTAATAATTTTTTACTAATTGGAAAGACTATATTTCCAATCATTAGGTTTAAATATTTAGACATTTTACGAAAAGCTGTTAATTGGTTTTTAACCATAAAAAAACTTTCTTCAACAGTATTGAATGATCCGGCTGTTTGTTTAATCTTCCAAGCTTCATCATTACTTAGAAAACTATACCAGCAAACAATATCATTCCTATGTTTTTCAATCCAAACTGTTTTTGCATCATTTGGTATTTGCTCACTAAATATGTCAATCCATTGATTATTGTTGAGCGTTTTATAATTTGGAGTTTCTCTAGTCATTTTTTGGAGAGTTTTGTTTTTTGTTTGCCAAATGCCCTGCATAAAACAAGTTTGCTTCTGCAAATTTCGCACGAGTGGCTTCTTTAGCTCCTAAATTGGTATTGTCAACATACTTTTCGGATAGGTGCTTATTGTAGTTGATTTCATAGGCTGTGTCGCTTCGTTTCTCTTGATGATCATCCAAAGCTTTCAATACCTTATTCACATTTAGTTTTCCAAAATTTTTAGCTTTTTTCAAATCCCGAAATGCTAAATATAAATCCTCAAAACTGAGTGTTTTTAAATGACTGGAGCTAATTTCAATTGTAAGCTCTTCAACAGAATCTTTATTTAATTCACCACTAAAACTGGCTGATAAATCAAATAATAACAATGCAACAACTTTCTCAACTTTTTCAATACCATTCAATTTCGTTACACGAGCAATTGATGGATATTTAGATTCAATAATCTGGTGTAATGTGAGTTTGGAAAAAGCACGTATTAATGAGGTTTTAGATGCTCCTTCTAATATCATCTGCATTACGTTGGGCGGTGTTTGTTTCTTTGCTATTTCCCCCATCTTTAATTTGCCTTATTAATATGTTAATGTTTGAGTTGATTTGGCGCAATTCCATTTGTTTAGAATAGAACTCTTCTACCTTATCCCAATTACTTAATAATACTTTCCAAGTTGTTAGAGCTTCATTATCATCAGCACATATTGATTGTAAATGAGTGATGATGTTTTTTAAAGCTTTACCTGAAATAGCATTGATACGTGGTTTTACATCGCATTGGCTTTCGTAGAAAGAAAAGTACTCATCCATAAAGTGAGTATATAGCGTGTTTTTAGCTTCTTTAATGGGTCTTTCATAGAGCACTCCTTTAGGTTTAAACTTCAATGAAAAAACTGCTATAGCAGACTCTTTTTCAGGTATTAAAAGCATTAGATTTTGCCATTGTTTATTGTGTTTCAATTTTCCGCTTATTCGTTCGACTCGAAAAAAATTACCTGAGCGATAAGACAACAAGAAACGAGCATTGGATCCTTTGCTTTCAATACTTAATATGTATTTAGAAGTAGCCATTATATTTCTATACCAAATCGAGCTCCAAGGCTCTTAAGTTGATTTCTATGAGCTTGCAATTCATTGTTTTCCTTCATCTTTTCAAACTGAGAAACAGTTTTCACAAGTTCTGAATGACTTAAATCATTCAATGCTTTTTTCACTACACCTTTTGATTTTAAAAAAACATCTATTGCAGCTGAATTCATTTTTTTATCTTCAGCAGAATCACCCCAAATCATACCTGATTCTCGAGCTAAAGAAAAAATCTTTCTTCGCATCTTGTTTGCTGGTGTATCTTTCCAGTTCTTATTTCTTTTGTATTTGAGTACAAGCCATCTACAAAAAGAGTCATACTCACTGTTAGATAGATCTTTTAAACTATCAGTCCGGTTTTTTGTAAATTGACTAATAATCTCTTTACGATTAATTTTAGCCCCTGTTAATCGGATTTCTTTTTCAATTGCAAAATATCGTTTGTAGTTTCCCATTATCGTATGATTTTTTTGGTTCTGTTTCCGCAATCCGTACACTCTTCTAAATCAATTCTGCCTCTAAGACAAGATGAATAGCCTTCTGTTACTTTTATATTTTTGTGTAAGCAGTTGAATACTGGTTTATTAAACCACTCTTTCAAGTGTTTTACATTTCTACCGTTAAACTCTTCAACCTCTATTTTTACACATTCCATTTGTGTAATGTAGGCGGTGTAACTTATTCGGAAAATCAATTGAGTTACTTCTCGGATTTCTGATGGTTTAGAATAAATAATATGCTCTTGATCAAAAGCATAATATGTTATTCTCTCTACACGGATCATTCTTTTGAAAGTTGTAGAATAAACTTAGCAGCCATTGCACCAATTTGAATGGCTTCCTCGATTTGTCGTTCTTTAGATCCCGGAGATTTATCGTTTTTAATTTCATCCCATAGTTCATCTACTTCTTCTTTCAAAACTGCAAAACCTTCATGTGATGAATTGAAAGGAGTAGGAAATTTGGAAATAGCTTCATTGAGTTCCGTTCTCATTGAAGTGAAAATTTTATCTTTCTTTTTTTCCGCAAGAGCTAGTTCTTGTTTTTGCAATAGCATCTTTTGCATATATGTAGGAAGGAAATGAAAGTTTTTATGGGGAGTGTAGTTTGCAATAAAATCAGGAAAAGTAGGAACTGTTTTACAATAGGTTACATAAGACAACTTTGGAGTGGAAATAGAAAAGCGATCCTCGGCTTCTTTTATCAGTTTTTTCAACTCTGTAGCTTTCGATTTAGATTTATCACGTTTTATTTTAAGGGTTTTAATATATGATTCTGAATATCCAGAATCATTATTTATTTTATGTGATAAAGTTTTGTGTTTAGATTTGATAGACTTAAGGTATGACTTCAAATGTTTTAGCAATTCTTGGTGCATGATAATACAATTTTATGTTAATGGGTAGGTTAATTATATAGATGAAAAATTTAGATCTATAGACTGATATTCTCCGTGTTCATCTTTAGCATAAATGCGCATGTATGATTTTGATGATGGTCTACGTATAGCCTCTTCCAAAAGGCTCATTGCATCTTGAAATTGAGGAGCTTTTATTGTTGATCGATACTTTAAAAGTGTCATCACTTTTTTTGTATCGAGTTTTCCTCTACTGGTTTCAAAAGCATCAAGAACTAACTTCTTAATAAACTCATTCTCAGAATTCAGATTATCAGATAAGAAACCATCTAATTTTTCTTTACAGGCTTTGATCAATAGATCATCAAAAGTGATTTGTTCTTTTTTGTTGATTTCAATTTTTATTGATCGGTCAAAATTGTACCAAGTAAAATTGCCTTTATTATCATCTGATAATTTACGTTCTGATTGAAATGAAGTATAGACTTCATCACAAAGCCCGATAAATAATTCCTTCAACTTTTTAAGCTGCTTGTTTGCTTTTAAAGCTTCATTGTAGAGCTTGCTGGCATTTCGTTCAGATGTCTTTTCAAAAGCCTTTATACGGTCTCTTGGGATTTGCATTCCTGACTCATCTGTCCATATTTTATCTGTTCTTTTGTGAAGTTTTGGTTTCATGTTAATTGTGATTTGATTGTTGATTATTGATCTTTTGATATAAGTATGATTCAATTTTCTCTTCGGTAAGAGATGTTTCTTTGTCCTTAGCCACATCTACTTTAGATAAAACCCTTGGACGCATTGACCTATGAAGCTCATAAGATTCATAAGGACATGAAATATCGTATACTGTGGATGGTTCTTGGATCATGGTCGTCTTTGGGATTTTGGTAAAGCATAGCTTTGTTGATATGGCGTTATTTTAGCTCTCTCTATTCCTAATACTGAAAAAGTAAGAAGAGCCTGTTTTTCTTGGATTTGGTTTCTTTTCCTACATTCAATCATCCAAGCTTTTTCATCATATCCATTAGGATCATTTTCGATTTTAGCCATTTTTACCTCAATCTCTTCAATAGTGGTGTCATATGTTTTAAAATCTCTTTCTGATGCTCGTGACATAGTTGTTATTTTTTAAATTTATGTTCCGTGATATAACATGGCTTTTTCCTCATTAATCATTAAGGATCCACCCGGACATCTGCCTGAAACGATCAGTTTCAATCCTTGCACTCTTATAATAATTTTAGCAAGCTTATTGGCCATTTTACCAGCTGCTGTATATGGCATGTTTCTTTCTTCGTGAGAGAGGCATATAAACAAATGAGTAGGAAAATCTTTAGCTAAATTTTGTATTCCTACACCTTTCAATTCAGCATTATATATTGTCATATTGTCGAGTACCACCACTTTAGGACACTTTCTTCTTTTTAAGCGGATATACAATTCTTCGATTGTTTCGTATTCAGTGAAATGAAGTTGCTTAGAATTATGGGATATTTGCGTTCGAATAACAGCATTTTGGAATTCGGCATCTGTACCTTCTTCAGCACTCACATATAGTACTTTTGTGTAGCTACTTAAAAGGTTTGCAATTATTAGAGTCCCACTCGTTTTACCGTTTTTGTCTTTCCCGTAAATTGACCAAATACCATTAGTCGTTGGAGTTCCAAAAATATCCTTCCAAATACCTTCAAATGGGAAGGTGTTATATTTCTTGTCTAGCAAGTTTTTAACAGTTAATGCTCTTTTCATTTTCTTTTTGAATTAGGGTGTCTAAATGGCGAAGTAATTGTTGATCGGTAAGACATTTTTTAATCATCTGATTTACCTTTGTTGGATCTGCCATATTTGCACTGGCAACATCTCCAATCAGCTGTATTAAATAATCTTGTTTTTTCTTTGAGCTACCTGTAGGAATACAATATGTGTAGTCTCCAGAGAAGCGATCAAAAACCGCAGGGAAACCAATTTTTTTATTTTGTAAACCTTTTCTGAATTTCTCCTGAAGAGTGTGGTCACCAATCATCATCCAGCCACAATTACCTTCTGAAGCATTCCATGTCTCTATAATTTCAGGGATCACATTGTTATTAAGGTATCCAGCGTCATCTAAGGCAATAAATGGTTGTATGAGATTGATATAATATTTTAAATTGGCCTTTACATCGGCTATTTTACCAGTTGTGTCTACACCTAAAGTTCTTGCTAATAGTCTGATGAATTCTGTTTTAGTACGGCCTTGAGAACAATCTATATAAAAAGCATTTTCAATATGTTGAGTAATATGTCTGGTACAAAAAGATTTACCTATACCGCAGTCATCAATTAGAATAATTGCTTTTTTATATTTTTTACAAAAATGGATGCTGTTTTCAATTTCTACATACACCTTTGTTCTAACTGTAGTCCACTTCTTATCTTTAAGTGTTACATTCAGTTTCCGACCTTGTTCTATCCAAAAATGATCTGTAACAATCTTTTCCGTTTCACCATTTTTCAATCGAGAAAAAACTGAGGCACTTATACCTAAAATTTTCGCATACTTAGCATCTGAAAGACTTGGGTAATTCTCTCGGTTCTGCAAAATCGCATTTCGGACTTTTGTTTTAAATTCTTGAGTAATCATATCCTATGAGTTTTGTTAGAGACCAAAAGCATTATCAAGGCTTTCAGGCTGATGGGTTTGAGGTGAATAATTGATTTCTGAAGGGGTGTCTTCTAATGTTGGGGCTGGGGTTGTTCTTTCTTCAAAGGCATTCATTCCAGCTATTGAAAAACTGTCTGATATTGTTTTCTTTCTACGATCTATCACAGTAACCTTATCAATCGCATTCTTTTGAAGCTTCATATAGCTCGTTACAGTATTTCGGTACCTAGATATAATATCACGTGCGTTTCTATGTGAATCCGTTGCTTCTATTGGAGCTCTTGCACCTTTTGGTTTTGGAAGTGCTTGACAGATATAACGGCCTTCATCATCGTATAAAAATGCTTTTAATACATTACCATTGTTATCATCAAGCCAGTATATGTTAATATCCTTTCCTTCAACTTGTTTTAAGAGTCGAATTAATCCTTCTCCTGAGAATATTTTGTTTTCATCTCCTAAAAGCCATTCTGAATTTTGAAGTTTCATAATACCAGCATTACAACTGGACTCAGTTTTGTAACCTAAATGTCTTAAGAAGGCTTTGTAATTGGTAGGTTTTAAATCGGGGTGCTGATGATCTTTGAAATAATCAAATCGACCAATTTTTTTGTTTTGGGTGTTTGGCATATTGTTCCATTGTACAATGTGATCAAACCCTTGTGCTACTAGCTCTTTATATGGTCGTATAATTTTCTTTTCTGAACTGGCTTGATTTGCTTCTGATCGAGCAAAAGGTCTGGCAATCCATCCCGGTTCTTCTTTTTCTATTTCATATCTGAGCGGTTTC